TCACATCGATAACCGATGTTTTATTTGATTTTTTATGTACAAGTTTATGATATTTACTCTTTATATTTTCGCTAACACACACATTTTTGTCAATATTATTTTTGTTGTTGATAAAATGCGCAAGTTCTTCGTTTGAATATGATTCTTTATCACAATTGTTTGTTCGTAGAACTCGTTGAAATACAAAATAAATGTGTTTACATCTATTATTTTTTGTAGTATGATCAGGACATGTACATGTGGGCTTATTAGTCACAGAAACTGTATATACATTACCTGTCAATCCCATAATTAAATATTCATAATCATTTTTTGTTTCTATTAAAAACAATTTTTGTTTTAATCCACGATCTTTTCTCAAATGGGTTTGATAATCGTATTGCTTCGGTTCTATATATTCATTATCTATTTCCTCGATAATTTTATCGGGTTCCTTAATTTTTACTATCTCCTTTTTGATTTCTTTTTTTACTATTTTTTTTGGTATGTCAATAATTTCATCATCATATAATTCATCTGGCTCATCTATTTTGATTGCAACCTTTTTAATTATTTTTTTTACTATTTTTTTTTGCGGTATAGGTTTTTTTTGTAATTCATCGATTTTATCAAGTTCATCAAAATTGTCCATATATTTTTGATTATTATGTATTTATTACCTATTTAATTATTTTATTTGATTTTATTATATTTCATTATTTATTCTCAAAATCAATTTTTTGTGTCAATATAAAGGTTTATAATTTCATTACAATATATATGTATAATCATGACTGGAGGATTAATAAATATTGTTTCATATGGCACTCAGGATATATATCTCGTCGGTACACCACAAATTTCATATTTTAAAGTAGTATATAGACGTTGTACAAACTTTTCAACAGAATCTGTTGAAGTCCCATTTGATGATGAAGTTGGATTCAATATAGTAAGCAATAAAGTGATACAACCTATAGGAGATTTAGTCAACAGAGTATATCTGAAGATTGAAATACCTGAAATATCATTCCAACGGATTGTAACACAACAACAAATTACAGAAGCAAATAACCAATATTTCATAGCCCAAGCAGAATATAAAAGATGGGTCGCATTTATGACAGTTAATGCAAATGCATATAGAGCAGCCATTGATGTATTTAATGCATCCAATATTGTTTTTTCTAATGAAATGGTCAATGCCATTATTGATGTTTTTAATAGTTATTCAACAGATCCATTTGTAGAAAATGCTATAACATATTTTTCGTCAAACTCGCCTATTTGGTATATTGCTCCGATACAATTTAATTTGCTGTTAATAGCTAACTCAATAGCAAATCCACAATTATATCCTAAACATCTTTTTAAAAGGACACTAGATGACGCAATAATTTACAGTACACAAATACAAGCATATTATGAAAATCTTGTTAAAGTGACATATGCCAACCGTGTTGATGTTGCAAACAGAAATTTTAAGTTTGCTTGGGTTGATAAATTGGGAAGTTCAATAATTGATCATATCCAAGTTGACATCGGAGGAGAAAAAATAGATAAACAATATGGTGATTGGCTAAATATATGGTATGAACTAGCAGGAAAAAAAGATTTGAATGATATATATGATAAAATGATCGGAAATGTACCAGAATTAACAACATTTGATAGAACTACAAAGCCAGCTTATACATTGACCGTACCATTACAGTTTTGGTTCAATAGATTCAATGGATTAGCTCTCCCTCTTGTTGCATTGCAATATCATGAAGTTACACTCACTATTAAATTAAAGGAATTCAAACAAGTTGCATATATTGAGGACATGAGCAAATATACGGATGTCAATTTTAGATCTTCAGTGAACTTAGATGATTTATTTGAAGAATATGGTTATCATATAAATGCTTCTTTATTAATCGATTATGTATATATTGATGGTTTAGAACGTCGACGATTCGCTCAATCAAGTCATGAATACCTTATTGATCAATTACAAGTGATTGATATAAATGATATTGACCGCGATAATATTCAAATACGTCTCGATTTTAATAATCCATGTAAAGAAATAATATGGGTAATGCAAAAAAATGCTTATGTTAATAATGCAAACGGATTCACTAAATGCCGATGGGATAATTATTCATCTACAGTTATTAATGAAGGATTAAATACAAAGGGGGCAGCACTAGAGTTTAATGGATATACTCGTATTGCCAAAATGGATGGTAATTATTTCAATTATGTACAACCATATGAGTACCACAGTAATACACCTTCTGACGGTATAAATGTGTATAGCTTTTGCTTGCGACCTGAAGAACAACAACCAACAGGAACCTGTAATTTCTCGAGAATATCAAAATCATTCTTTTCTTTGTGGATTAATCCAAAAATGTTTATATATTATGCAACGGATAATATTGATACTGTTGTGGTTGTGTTTCAGTCCATAACAAAAACGATTTACCGAAGAATAGTACCGGTTCCTACAACACCACCTCTTTTCACACCAGTGTCGTTTAGAATTTATACACTGAACACAAATATATTACGTATAATGAGTGGTATTGGTGGCACAGCGTATGTTTAAATATATACATTTATTATGAAGTTTTAACGAAATAATAAGGTTTGTTATAAGTTTACGTAATAACTACACTTGTCAATAACGAATCTGAAGATTCAATTAAAAAGGGTTATTATAACATCTAACAATATTATCAAATTAATATTAGTTCATGTAAGGCATAAAGAAGAATAAATTAATATGACTATATATTAATTTATTCGATACATCAAGTATTCGATTTGCAAATATATAAATATATATAAAATATAAAATATAAATGACTGGTGGAATATTACAATTAGTTGCGAAAGGAGTCGATGATGTATTTCTTGTCGGAATTCCCCAAATAACATTTTTTAAAATAGTTTATCGTAGATATACAAATTTTAGTATAACAAACCAATTAATTAATTTTAATCATGGGATGGATTTTGGATCATTGGGACAAACTAAAATAAAAAGATTAGCCGATTTAGTACATAAAATGTATCTTATCATTGATTTACCAGATATTGATCTTTTTTATCAGAAGTTAACTTATAATAAACTCAATGAAATACTAACACCTGTAGAAATTGATATAGTTACATTATATTATGATACATATGGAGAACAAATACCCAATATGAGTGCTCTTGTCAGTATTCCATTTTATGATACAATCGTTATACCGTATATAACAACAACAATAAATAAATATATTGCTACGATATTAATAGCAGAAGAACAGTTAAAATTATTAAATATATCCCAACAGGAAGCTACTAATAAAAATAAAATAGTCGACATCAATAAATATAAAAATCCTGCAAATATGAATAAAAATTCAGATCAGAATACAATAAAAAATAATCAAAGAAATATAACAAATCAGGAACTGGATACTATATTTATACCATTGCCAATTAGATATCAAATATATGGTAATTTTATAAAAGAATATATCAGTGTAAATCCAGGATATAATATAATTTATGATTTGTATATCTACTTAACTAATTTGTATAATACTATTGATTCTTCTTTAATAACGATGGATAGTACTACAACCATCAAAACACTCATTTTGACAATAACTGTCGACAAAACATATATGTTAAATAATATTGATAAATTTGGATTTAATAATCATAACTACTATATAGGATACAATTTACTACTACGTAATACACTTAATATACCAGATAGTGAAATTTTTGTTTTACCAATTCTTCAAGACAATCCGATTAATTTTTTCTTTGGAAACTTAATAAATGGAACACAGATACCAAACCAAATACTTGAGAATCTTGATTTGTATATGATTTACAATCTTCTTATTACAAATATTGCTAAAACGAATCCAATAGTTTTGTCTGATAATAATATTATTTCTGTTAAAAATATTCTTGTGAATATAATGTCGGTTTCATTGCAAAATAATTTATTACAATTCGCTACATTGCTTAAATTACTTAATAATTTTAAATTCGAATACCGCACACACTTTCAAACAGTTAAAAATGTAGTAATGTATGGACTATTCTATTCTACAACAATAAATTATTTAACAAAATTTGATTCTGATAAAAATATATTCTTCTATGACAAAAATTATGCATCAACACCAGAAGGTTACTATTATACAAATTGGGTAAAGGGACTCGTAGGTAATTTTTTTAACGATCTGGTTGACACCTTTTCTGGTGAAAATATTGGGAATAATCAATATATATATTTACCATATTTTGATAGTGATACATACACATCATATTATAACTTAGATCCTGCAGATATAAATCCGAATAATTTGAGTAGTATATTACAGGGAACAAATATTAAGTTCCATGATCCAGAATTGACACTAAAAATAAAATTCTTAGAACTGACTCCATTTATTGTTACACACAATTTATATACATTATTGAATCATTCATCTAATTTATACAACGTTCCAAATCCATTGCCATTTATACATAATAACTTTGGTCCAATATCTAAATATATGAATTTTTTGATTAGAATTTATAGAGCAGGATTAGGAACTGTGGAAAATTATATTTACAATAGGACAAGAACCATCATACATACAACAACAAGAATTGTAACAAATTTATTTACACCAAATAAACTGTACTCGAGAGCCGAAATTATCGATATTATCAAAATAAATCCGGATGTAAATCCGGTAATTATCAATTTATTAGGTTATATTTATGTGAAATATAATGTACAAACTGCATCGATTGCAAATGTGCCAAGAATATTATTTCCACTCGATGCAGTAATATTGATGATGGCTGCCGATATATTGAGTGATATATACCAACCGAGTGTTGATATTAGTGTTTATATTGCATTTATGAGATTGTTTAATTTATATATGCTGAGTGATATACCGCCTATTAATATAACAGAAATAGGAACAGAATATTATGGTATGGTAAATAATACTGGTTATTTTAATTTTATCATTGATTCTAACATAAACGCGGTATTTAGATTATCATCAATATGGAATAATATATCGGTAACACAAATGAATTCATTTAATGATCTATTTGCAAGATCATTATTGTCACCTGATTATTACAGAAAAACAAGTGTAGCATCAACCACATTAATATCAGCATTAAATTCTCCAAATAAAATATTAAAACCATTAACAGTGTCTACAAATGAAAATAATATTACATCAATAATAATAAATACTGATAAAACTGTGACACTTTCTTCGGATTCTACAAATAGTACAAATGGTACCACAGCCATAAATGATATAATTATTTCTAGAAGTTTTGGTTATAAATATGGAATCGGTGCGACTATGCAACAGGCTTATAAAATATTTATATATGAATTTTACGATAAAAATATATGGATTCATGACGGAAATGATGCTCACTTGGGTATTTTAATACAACTGCAAGTTTTGGCAACAAATTTTTATGCCATGGAAATTATAGATCCCACTATGAAAATGGAGTTTGCAGTTGTTAATATTACTAATAGCATAATAGATTTAATGCCGGTTATTGAAAATAATATATTGGAATTTATAAATTTGAAAAACATCAATGAGGTGAACGTTGATAGTAAATTATTTTATTATAATACATTGTTTAATATTATGACACAAAATATACATTCGATTAATTTTAGTATTGAGAATATTCATTCAGATTTATCAAAAGTTACTCTAAATAATGTAATTCCCTTTGGAACTATTCCTGAGATAATTGACGGTTACGTAAGTAAATTATATAAAACATTTCCATTAAATTTCCGTCAACTTAATGTTATATTAGGAGAAGTTTATAATATCCTACAAATTGTTCCGATGAATCAGTCCATTAATTTATTTTGTGGACGCACATATACAAGTATGTTGAATCCCATCCCAAGAATAATTACTAACTCTAAACGAACTACAATTCCATATGAAAGGGGGGTTTTAGACCTTATGATGCATATAGAAAACGAATTATTTACCAATGGACCTGTATCCATCTTAAATTACTACAAAAAAATTCTAAACTATTTTGGTACATTTATATCTGATTCACCAGGTGATTTTCCTTCGGATGTTATAATAAGAACTCAAAATTTACCACCTGCTACTAAATATCTTAAATTTTTAACACCGACGAATGTAACTGGCAATTTATATTATACTGCGGCAGAAGGAGTAGATAATACCAATCCAATGAATATTTCTAATTCATCAATTGTGACATTGTACAACAGTTTTGAATCGGTATATGGGGTAATTAGATGTTTACTCGATGTTATAATATATGATGTTGCAATTAATAATCCAACCTTTCCAATTGTATTTGGTATTACAACCCCAGATACCATAAATACCACAGATTTCAATGCAAATACACTAAGTGCATATTACAATGAATTAATATTCAAAAATAATAAATATTTAAAAATAATGACAGCACCAGGTACTATATCATTCACTGGTTCTCCATTGTATAATAGACTATTACCTCTCAGACAAACATTAGATGATCCACATCTAAGAGCAGAATTTGCATGGAGTGAATGGATTGGATATAATTTGATTGAATATATATCAGTTAGTATTGGAGGACAATTAATTGATAAACATACTGGAACTTGGTTATATTTAGACCATTTAATGAATTTGCAAAAAAATCAACAAAGAGGTAGTGATATAATGTTGGGAAATATTCCCGAATTAAAAATATATAATAATACACCAAAACCCAAAGCTTTATTATACGTGCCAATGAGATTTTGGTTTTGTAAATATTTTAATGCGGCTCTTCCGATGGTATGCTTAAGATATGCAGATGTTGAAATAGAATTAAAACTTAAAAATCTTCAAGAAGTTGCATTTTATGATTATCCCGATACGCGTTTTGTTAAAAAACCTAAACTAAATGCTAGGTTAATGGTCGATTTTGTATATTTAGAACCTGAGGAACGATATAATTTTTCTGAACACAAACATGAATATTTAATAGATGTTGTTCAACGAAATGGGGAATTTATCACAGGTGAACAAGAATTAAAAGAATCGATTTTATTAGACAATGATATTTATCATAATCAATTTAACATAGCACAATCGAAGTATCCAAGTATATATACAGAAAAAAGAATATATTTTTCGAATATGTGTAAAGAAATGATATGGATTTTTAGATTTGATAAGGTTATTAAAACAGCCGAGGAGATAAAACATAGTATACTTATGTGGACAGATTATGTACTAAGAAATGATACTTCGATACCACTTAATCCAATAATAACACCATTTAGTATTTCATCAGATAATGTAAATAAATCCTCAAGATGTAATTTTAAACGAAAAGATGTATTGGCTATACAATTAAAATTTAATGGAATATACCGGGAACAATGGAAACCTGCATCTTATTATAATTTAGTTCAGCCGTATAAAGCGTATCGTTCTAGTCTGAAGGGAAATATCTTTTATTATACATTTGCATTATTCCCTGAGTATTTACAACCGTCGGGAGCAGCAAATATGGATCAAATACAGGATCTAACTATAGCAACACAAATTTCTCAAGAAATAGCAGAAAAAATTAGGAAAAAAGAAATTGTAATGAAATGGGATGTATATTGTCGAGCAACAAATATACTACGTATAATGAGTGGAATGGCTGGAATGGCATTTTACGGGTCCCAATATTAAAGTATTAAAGTATTAAAGTATTAAAATATTAAAGTATTAAAATATTAAAATATTAAAATATTAAATAATTAAAAATTGATAATATAAGTTGATATATTATTCAATTAATTTTTCTATATTACCAAAGTTATTTTTAGTTGTATATAAATAAAAATAATTATATATGGAAAATAAAATAAATAAACAAACTAATCAACAAACTGATCAAGCAGTTGATAAAAAAACAGATCAACAAAAAAATATTGCCCAAGGATCATTTTTTTGTGATAAAAAAGAATTGGATTCTTGGTTAGAACAGTCTCAACGTGAAACGGATGAATTTTATAAATATTATTGGACCCCACCAAAACATTAAACTTTTTAATTTATTTAGTAAAAACTAGACCGGCTACACCATTGACAACACGCAATACATTGTACTCTAAACCATATGTTCTTACTACGACTGTATTTTTATTAGTGATAATATTTTGTAGTGTGAGATCTAATTGTATAAAATCTATTTGTGACATATTGCAACTGCCGGATGGTTGATACTTATCTGGGAAAATAGAAAATGAATAAACATTTATACCTTCATCGACTGTATGAGGAAAACATTGATATGGTTGAATCCAATTAAAATAAATATACGAACGTTTAGTTAGTCTATTTTGACTGTTAAGTTTTATAGTTTCTGATTTGACCAATGATTTACCGATTTGTTGATTTTCTATATATACATAACTGTCTGTATAATTAAAAAAATCATTATTGTTTGTGTCGAGTAAATACTCTTGTTGAACAATCCATACCATAAATTTACACGGTTGGACTAAATCTATTGTTATAACACGTCCTGTACTTTCTATTGTTTGTTGTCCTGAATAATTTATTGTTTCAATAAGATAATCATGTTTTGTCTGAACAAATCTTATTCTTTCATCTTGATCGAGATAGATATACTCAACAAGTAAAAAAGCATTTGTTATATTTACAGGAGATAAACTTGGGGGTGGACTAACCGGATGAGAAACGGAATTAAATCGAGGCATTGCAACAACTCCGGTAGTTTGTCCAACGATGAAATATTTGAAAGAAATTGTACTATTATTACTTGGATAAATAATATTAAGAATTTCTGATACTGAAACGGCATTGTTTTGTATTGACTGAAAATTATTTCTTGATATTTTTTTGTAATATAATCTTCTAGTCAAAAAATCAAAACTTGTAAAAATACCAGAAGCAATTTGTCCACTAACATTTTGTTCGATATATTCGAACGGTTGAAAATTTACAATGTCATTATAAACATCAATATAATCTGTTGGCGTTATAATATAACATTGATCCGCTGCATTTAATTCTACACTGATTTTTACTTCACTATATTGCAAACTAACTAATGGAAGAGCAAGACCGCTATTTCTACAAAACCAAAATTGCAAAGGTATATATAAAGTATATGGGTCTTTCCCATTAGTAAAATTAGTTAATTCTGGTACATTTCCTATCATTATATCTAATCCTCTATCTTGATCTTTACTACCGAGTAATTCACTCCATATATTGAGCCATTCTCCATAATGTCTATCTACAAGTTGACCACTTATTTCTATATCAATGGTTTTTATCATTGCATGTCCTATTTTTCTAATCCATGCGAATTTAGTATTGGGATCAATAGTTTCTGAATCGATATAAAATTGTTTAATTCTAGGCAACTCGATAACGATATAAACTTGCCCGATCAAATCTCCTTCTGTCGATAAAACACATGAAGCACGATTATCAAAATTCAATTCACTCCTGAAAAATTGAGGTACCTGTTCCATAGAAAAATTTGTATGTCTTCTATACACAACTTTAAAAAATGTTATTTGGGGATCACGTGTTAAAAAAAGATCTTGTAATCCATATGCAACAAGTTGAATCAATCCACCCGTCATTTATTATATTTATATTTATATTTATCAATATACGATAAATAAATATATTAAATCATTCATTAATAACGTACGCTAAATACGTTATTAATGATTATATAACAATAATTTAAATATTTATATTTATTTTTTATTAATAATTAAGAAATTTAGAGATTAATTTGTTTATAACCAGAATCAGTTTGTTTGTTGACTTGGTCGTTCAAAATTTCTTGAAGAGCTCCCAAAATATTTACTAATGAACATTCTTCCGTACCTTGTCTGTCAACTAATGAAGTTTGTTTATCAACCAAGTTTTGAATGGCAGCGAAGTCAATAGTTTCTTGTCTGTAGTTTCTGAATAAATCAACAATCTTTCTGTATTCTTCAAGATATACTTCGGTTTTTATCAATTCATTTTCGAGAGTTTGAAGAGTATCTACTTTTTTGTTGATTTCTACCAAATCTTTTGGATCGATTTCTTTTCCTTTAGAACGTAGGTCTTCCAATGTACCTTTAATGATAGCATATAAAGCAGCAGGACCAGTTATAACACCAGAATCACGACGTTTTAAATATGTATCAATTGGCATATGGCCTCCCAATTGGAATGGTATAGTTGAACTATAATCTTGTGGACCGTTGCCAACAGATAATTGATATGGCATAGCAACTCTGACTTCTTGTGAAGCGAAGGGAGAGGAATAAACTGGACCACCCATGCCGAAACCCATAGTACCTTGTCTTCTGGAATTTATTCCAGCATTCAAACGAGAACGTAACATATTGAAATCATATAAACCTGACATCGGACCTTTTGGATCTACTCTCATTCTAATACCTAGTCTTTTGGCTAAATCGGATTGTTGAGCAGTACCAGTTGCTTCGAGTGTTTTTCCTACGAATTTATCACCATTTAGAATGGCTGGGTTAGCATTAACATATTCAACCAATAATTGTAAATAATCCAACAATTTTTCATTTTGAGTTATTATTTGTTCGACTGGTGTATTAGTTGTAGGATCGACTTTACCAGCAAATTTAGTGCTCAAATAGTTAGCAACCCAATGATCTTTGGATTCAATCTTCAATACACGGGATCTACATACTGGATCATATTCTTCTCTGTCTCTGAAACCGAATTTTTGTAAGGTTCTGATTGCTACAAGAGGATGCATTTGACTAATTTCATTGCGAGCATCAGTATAGAAATCGTTTTTCTTCCAGAATTCGATACATCCATCAATATCATTCAAGTCGGCATTCAATAAACATTGATACATATATTTCTTACATTCATCTGGAGTGCCATTTGTTAAAGTCGAATAACATTTGAAGTTTGCTGTCAACATATTTTTAGTTGCGTCATCATCTTCACCATAATAAACTGGTCCGTTTGGACTATCGGTATAAAGTCTACCACTAGCATCACGTTTCCATATATTTTTATCAGCCAAACTAATAAATGGACCTTGTGGAGTAGCAGCTTCTGGTGATTTCATCAATTGTTGAAGTCTGAATAATCTACGTCTAATTAAACGATCAACATCTAATACAAATATGTTATTGGCAGCACTTGCTCCTTGCCAAGCAGTTGGGAGACTAGTAAATCCTTGTGTACCGTCTGCATTAGTAACACCAAGAACTATACCACAGTAAAGTTTTTTCAGTACATTGACACCTTGAACATTTTGCCAACCTGTGACTTTAATTTTATTTCCAGTGGAATTACTGAACCAAATATTATTAAATATTTTTGGACTGACTTTTGGTACAAGGTTAAAGAATCTTGGACATGCTTTCAAACCAGCACCCCCAGCTGATACTTTCTTCAAATTGACACGATATTGGGCATAATTGTTTGGATCTATTTCTTGACCCATTTGATTATCAGAGATGGTTTGCCAAGTGCCGGTTCCTACATCAAGTTGTTGGAAATTCATGTACATATTATAAAATTGTTTTGATGCTGGGGTTAATTGATCCCATTTCATGTATATATCATTCCAAAGTATTCTAGAAGCATCGGCAACACCGGCTGTATTTAATGTTGTTTTGGCATTGCCTGCACCAGTTGGTGTATCAATGAGTCTGTGAAACAAAGCTGTTTGTATAATGAAATCAGTAAAATCATAATGTAAATCATTGTCATCCATACCAGCGGGTTTGCTTGATGCATCATAATTTTGGGCTCTCATGATATCGTAGGCCATTGTGTGATCAGTTGATAGACTTGTTGGCTCTCTTTCGTTAATAGATTCGTTGAAATTTGGCAAAAATAATTTAATAAATAAATCAGCTCTTCCATCGTTACCGAAAAAGGGCGCTAATTCATGTCTAGTTTGTCTTCCTTCTTGTGTCGACATTAGATTTCGATATATTATAATCGTAAGAAAAAATTAAATTAAAAAAAATTAATTCAACTATATAATTAATCAAAAAAAGACCAAAAAATGCAAAAAAAGTTCAAAAAAATACAAATATTTATTTTTCCTATATTATTATTTTTAAACTTTTTTGTATGCCTATTTTATAACTTATAGTTTGTATCTTTAATATTCAAATATGCAAAGTGATTATGTCAATAAGACAACCATAATTGTTGGTATACTAGCAATTATAATTCTGATACTCCTCATTATGAATTATCAGAAAACGAACCAAATTAACGCACTCAAACCAACAGAGGCAATGAAATCGGTAGGTGGTAATATGCAAAGACCATATCCTGGACCACATCCAGGACCACATCCTGGACCACAACCTGGACCACATCCTGGACCACAACCTGGACCACATCCTGGACCATATCCTGGACCATATCCTAGACCACAACCTAGACCACAACCTAGACCACATCCTAGACCAGACAATAGACGCCCAGTTCAACCGATAATAATAAATTACCGACCTCCAATCCATATAAATAAACCAGTCGTTCCTGCTGAAATAGTATTATATTATGCTGAATGGTGTGGACATTGTAAAAATTTCATGCCTGTTTGGCAACAATTCGAGGAACGTAACAAAAATAGAATTACCATTAAAACAGTAAACTGTGATGAAAACAAATCATTATGTTCCAAAATGGATATACAAGGATTCCCAACTGTCAGATTATATAAATCAAATAGAGAAGTTGTCAACTTTGAAGGCAATAGATCAGTCGAAGGATTAGAACATTTTATAAACCAGTATGTATAATTTTATTATTTTTTACAAAACATTATGTTCCTTTTAATGTTTATAAAATTCATTATACATTTTTTTACCAACATCAATGAGTTCATCCTTGAATTCAAGATATTCTAAATTTTTTTCTGGAACATCATTTAATCCATACATTAGACCATATAAAAAGGCAGCCATTGCACAAGTTGTATCACTGTCGCCTAGATGCAAACCTGCATATATAACAAGTTTTTCCCAAATATTTCCACTGTCCAATAATGCATCATATACCATTATCATAGCACAAAATCCACTTTCACCTATCAAAAAACTTTCTGTGTCTCTTGTAAAATTTTCATAATAATATCTCGATCTAAATATCAAGTTTTTATGTGATCTCGACATTATTGGTTCTTTATCATCAAACCGTGTATCAATATATTTAATCCAATAATTAGTAAACTTTTCATAATCATCTTCTTCATCAACATCTTTTTTTATATACTGCTTAACATCCTGTGAGTTCAACAGGTTGACTAATAAAAAGGGCCATTTCTTAATATTAATATGTTCGATTACAAATGAAGTAAATAATGCCATTGTAAGACCCCCTAAATAGCCATATGCAGAATTGTGCGTTATTCTCGATAATTCAATTGCATACTTAATTAATAAATTTCTATTTTTTTCGCCATAATAAACAAGACCAATCGGTCCGGCTCTCATTGCCGCACCATTTCCTCCACTCATTTTATCATATGGTAGTGTCCTACCATCCTTACCTTTATTTATTAGTTTGACATATTTCCATGTTGTAACACCAAAATATCTATCTTTTCCCTTGTCTTTATCTTTTAACATTTCGTTGAACGCTATAATTATTTCTTGTTCAACATTGTGAATAATATCATTTGATTTGTTCGTTTTATTCGAGTTATTTAGTTTATCTGCTTTATTTGGTTTATTTGGTTTATTTGGTTTATTTGTTGTTATTATTTTATATATGTCATATTTACTTTCTAATAATCCCTTCGCCATTGCTAAATTTATTATGGTGTCATCAGATACATACCATCCGTTTAGATTAATATCATTAATACCACCTAACGATATAAAATCGTATAATAACTCTGTTGTCATATTTAGAGTGATCGTTTTTTGATAATAATTAAATTCCCATTCACCATTTTTAAACCCAATTGTGTCACCCAGTCCATACAATAAAAATGCCGCAATATATTTATCTTCATCAATTATTTTATTTATTTTATTGCCCACATTGTCAGAAACTTTATCTGCCATTTTATATTGATATTTATAATATTAAGATATAAATAACTTTGACACAATTTAAATACAGTTGCTAAGAACAAATCTGAAAATTCAATTGGAAGGGTTATTATAACATCTTACAATGTTATAAATACACTTGCTAAGAACAAATCTGAAGATTCAATTGGAAGGGTTATTACAACATCTTACAATGTTATAAATACACTTGCTAAGAACAAATCTGAAGATTCAATTGGAAGGGTTATTACAACATCTTACAATGTTATAAATACATTTTATTTACTTTTGAGCGTTTATTCACTCTATAAAAAAATAAAAAGTGAATATATAGTTTATCAAATGCCTAAATCATTAGACAGATCGGATAGATCAGAAAGATCAGAAAGATCAGAAAGATCAGAGAGATCAGAGAGATCAGAGAGATCAGAGAGATCAAATAAATCGAGGAAAATAACTGAACTTGAATCAGATGATTCACAAAGAATGACATATTATGAAGTTTTGGGTGTTTCTGAAAATGCTCCCATATCAGAAATCAAGAAACAATTCAGAGAATTAGCCATTACATTTCATCCAGATAATCCCAAAACTGGCGATGCTACATTGTTTGCCTTAGTAGCAAGAGCATATGAATGTTTATCAGATTCCTCTAAAAGAGACGAATATGATAATGTTTTGCTTATAGAAAAGAAAACACGAAAAACTGACCATTTTAGCAAGCAAAAAGCTTTTGAAGATTTCATAAAGGCGCAAGATAACGATCCATCAGGAGAAAGAAAAAAAGCTGCAGAATCTAAATTCAAATTAGATTTTGTGGATTTAGATTCAAAGAGAAAGTTTGACAGAAAACGTTATGACGATGAAAAAGATAATCCATTAAAAATAAAAGAAACATCGAGAAAATTAGAAGATTTAATGATGGCAAGAGAACAGGACGATATTGAATTAACTCATAAAAAAATATTTGACGGTCAATTTATACCAGATAAATTTAATAGATTATTTGAGTCAAAATACAGAGCTTCAGATAATCAATTGGTAAAACATAAAAGTGCTCCATCAGCATTCAATGAAATTAATGGAGCATCATTGTTTAATTCTGGTGATGATGAGTTCGATGATATGATGAGGGAAGATGATGATGAAAATGATGATGATTTAGAAGTCAGTGGTAATAATTTTTCATCATTAAAATCATTCAGAGATGAAGAATTACGCATAACTGATGATGATATTAGAAAAATAAGTTCAATGAGTGGAAATAGTAACTATATGAATCATAATGCGGATAGAGGTAAACTATATCAAGATGATTTAGAAAGAAGATTAAGAGAAAGAGAGGAAGATGATAAATTATACGATGGCCGAAAAATGAAAGATTTTGATACTGATCCTAAAATGAATGGATATGGAATTTTACATAATGTTGGATTAACAGGTAGAGAACTAGAATTTGATGAAGATGTCGATGATAAAACAGTCAAGAAATTATTGGAATATAGAAAAAAAACCAAAAAAAATAATTGAATTTTATAAAATGTTTACTATAAAAATTATTTGAATTTTGTAAAAATATTGAATAATTAAATAAATGATTCTATTACATCAAAATACTAAAAAGTATCTTGATACCTTATTAATATTATATGTATTTGATCGACAAAATAATGTCGATATGTGTCAGAAAAAAACACAGAAAGCGTGTTTTTAGTATGCATACACGTTTATTCAGATCCAATTCATTAGTGGATTCAGTATGTTTTACTGCAGAAAATAATTTCAATTCTAATTTTACTACAGCTTCTTCAGTTAAATGTACTGATAACAATGACGACAATAATACTAACCGTGATAATAATACCAAATATATTGATGACGATGATGATAGCATACCAGTTGAAGTGGAAAAAACAATAAATCATCAAAGATCTCGTAGTACATCCATCGTTACTTTAAATGATGCACTTGCTTTCCTTCCCACTCCGACAGGTGGATTTCAAGTTAATATGTATGGATATTTTATAGATTTACAACAGATTGATGTACATGAATACGATAGAGAATCTTCATCAGATATTAACTCCAGTAATTCCACTTCTCGAATATCAACACCGCTACCTAACTTAGAAAGTGCACTTGATAAGAACGAATCTGAAGATTCAATTGAAAGGGTTATTATAACATCTAACAATGTTATAAATACACTTGATAAGAACGAATCTGAAGATTCAATTGAAAGGGTTATTATAACATCTCACAATGTTATAAATACACTTGCTAAGAACGAATCTGAGGATTCAATTGAAAGGAACAATGTTATAAATACACTTGCAAGGAATGAGTCCCAGGAATCAACTAGAGGTGTCACATTATCTAACAATGATATAAATAAGAATAAGAATAAAAATAATGCTCGGGCATATAAAATAAAACATAAAAAGAGTTTATCATATGATTCATATGAACCATATGATAACAATATTAATAAAAATACACATAAACGTCATATTTCATATATTCCTCCAAAAATAATTAGTGGCAATTAATAAAAATTGATTATTTATTTATCAGATATTTTTTAATTATATTTTTATGCTCAAAGTGACTTAATTTTTGTCATGAATAAAAATACCAAATTAGACAAATTAGACAAATTAGACAAATTAGACAAATTAGACAAATTAGACAAATTAGACAAATTAGACAAATTAGACAATCTTGATTATAAAAATTTCATTGTAGACCCAGTGAATATATCATTCGGTGGAAATATTATTTTTGAAGATACTAAATTAATTATTAAATATGGTGAACATTATTGTTTAATTGGTAAAAATGGTGTCGGAAAAACAACATTACTAAATGCCATTGCTATGAGATCAATTAATGTGCCAACTAAACTGGATATCGTATATGTTAGACAAGAAGAACAATCATCTAACGTTACCGTAATTGACTCTCTTGTTAGTACAGATAGTAAATTAAATATTAAACATAGAAGATTGATAGAACTAGACAAATTATTAGAAAGTGACGAAATTACTGATGAACAAATAGAAGAACATGAAAATCTTTATAAAGAAATAGGTAATGATGGTATAATTGCCAAAATAAAAGCACAAAAGATATTATTAGGATTGGGTTTTTCACCAGATGACATAACAAAGGAAATAGCAGATTTTTCTGGAGGGTGGAGAATGCGTATAGCTTTGGCAAAAGCATTGTTTATGACTCCAACACTTTTAATTTTGGATGAACCGACTAACCATTTGGATTTAAATGCAAATATATGGCTATCTTCATATTTGAAAACATATCCTAAAATTTTATTGGTTGTATCTCATGATCAATATTTTATAAATGAAATAGGTACAACAATTATACATATTGAACACCACAAGTTAAATTATTATAATGGTAATTATGATAAATTTCTCAAACAATATGATCTAGAAAAACAAAAAATAATTAAAGATTGGAAGCATGCTGAAAAAGTTATTAACAAAATGCAAAACAAAAAGGAATCGGATGAATATATTAAAAAAAATAATATTATTCGTCCTGAAAAAGATTATGCAGTTAAAATTGACTTTTTTGAACCGAATCAATTAAAAGGAAATATTTTGTGTTTAGAAAATGTTTCTTTCGAATACGATAATAATCACGCAAAAAATAAATTATTATTCAAAGATACAAATCTAGAAATTGGGGCTAATAGTAGAATATCTATTGTAGGAAAAAATGGTGTAGGAAAATCAACTCTACTCAAATTATTAATCGGTGAATTACAACCTACGAAAGGAACTGTTATTAAGAATTCTATATTAAAAATTGGTTATTATAATCAACATTTTGAAGAGGGAATGGATCCACATATTTCGGGTGTAGATCTATTACAAAATCTGAACAAAGATATTGATATAACAACAAGTCATAAATTTCTTAGTTTGTTTGGTTTGGAACCAAAATATCATAATCTTCCAATAGGCACTCTCAGCGGAGGTCAAAAAGCTCGTGTTAAATTTGCCTCTTTCGGTGTTATGAAACCACATATTCTTATACTAGATGAACCAAGCAATCATTTGGACATAAATACATTAGATTCATTCATTATCGCATTGAATAAATATTCCGGCGCCGTTATAATTGTAACCCATAATTTTGAATTAATAACCAGAATAAATTGTGAATTGTATGTGGTCGACAATGGAGAAATATATTGTTATGATGGTGAATATGACGATTATATAGACGAAATTACAAAGATTGATTCATAATTTAAACACATAATATAAAAAAAATTGATTAATGTAATTTATTGACATGTTTATATATTTTTGTCTATTATATCTGGTTTTTACATTAAATTCATTAAATTCATTAATATTTATCAACATTTATTACTAAAGTAAATATGTTTTCTCGTATTACTAAACCTGTGACTATTTTTAGACAAATTAATCAAATTGGTCAAATTGGTAAAATTGGCCAAGTTGCACAAATAAGATCTTATAGCAGTACTTCCATCGACAATGCTAAAAAATCTATTTTCACAAATAACAATCCCCTGTTTCAGACATTTCGTGGATTTCAAGTTAGAAAAATGGCGACATCAACAAATTCACAAAATTCTCAAATTTCACGATTTCAATCAAAATATGGTCTTCCAAAATATGAGGATCAAACTGAAACAAGTACAAAACTGGGTTATCTTTGCAGTGGTCTCATTCTTGTAGGAGGAACAGGCTATTATTTTGTTAATAGAAACAAAAAAGATGATAACTCTGAAGATTCTTTCTGTGCCAAACGCATCAACACAACTTATGGATATGTACTTGGAGGACTGGCCACGACTGCAATCACGGCCATGGCATTGGCTCGCACAAAATTACCACAAACACTCATGAGAATAAATCCATGGGCCTCACTAGTTGGTGGTCTAGCAGTTACAATTCCATTTATGTTTGGAACGATGTTTGTTGATTTTGAATCAGATCCTGTTTTGAAACATGCCATGTGGTTGGGATTTAATGGTTCCGTTGCTGGTAATTTGTGTACTATAAGTCTTTTGGGTGGTCCGATTATTGCACAGGCTGCGATCGCTACCGGTTGTCTAATGGGTGGTTTATCTTTAGTTGCTATTACATCAAAACCAGAAACATTCAGTAGTTATCATGGTATGTTAGGAATTGGTCTTGGTACTGTGATTGCAGCAGGTTTGGGAAATATGCTGTTCCCCCTACCTGCTCTTTATAATGTTTCATTGTATGGAGGTCTTCTTGTTTTTGGTGGTCTTACTTTAGCGGATACACAAAAACTACTTATAAAAGCCAAAACATCTGAAAAATTCGATCCCATCAATGAAAGTCTTAGTTTGTATCTTGATGCTGTTAATATTTTTGTACATATCGCGGAAATTCTGTTCAAAATCGAATCAACAAACAAAAAATAAATCACTTTTATTTATTAAAAAAATTGAAAAAAACAATAATAAATTATAAAATTATTATTGGCTGGATTATCAATAAAATAATAAACACAAAATACAAATGTCTATTTATTTAACGAAACTACAATACGACGACTACAACAATGAAGTATCCCGCTTGGCGGTAGAATACGATAAAATGAGAGATCCGACAGTAGTCCATAAATTTACTGCGATTGCATTTGTTGATAGAACAGTTCATGTTAAATTTATGAATGGGCAACCTGTTTGTGCAGTACATAATAATAAAAACTTGGGACCAGTTTCCCTCAGTCACAATGCAGTTTCCGATTACTGTTTCGAAATCTCGAAACAAAAAGAATTCAATTCTTTTAAAGAATCACATCCTCATTTTACACTAGAAGTTAAATATGTAAATGATGGATGTGTTAGTGGATTTGTTGCAAAAGCATATGATATGAACCATAACGAATTAGCAGATTTCACAGATTATGACAATTGGTAGTTTAATCACCTTTGGAGTATTATAATATGATGCAATTGGATTTGATAGATAAAACATCATTTTGATTACAATCGATATTACATATTTCATTAATTTTATTATAAATATTTCGTAAAAATATCGGCGGCATATTTACGGAAGAAAATGACCAATAATAAACTTTAGCTTCTTGTAGTTTTATATTTTCTTCTTGGTATAATATATAATTATTAATATTGTTTGGATTAATGTAATTTGTGTGCAAAATATTTGGCGTAATGAGATCGAATAATTCTGTAATATTATTATTTGATTTAATAAATCGTAAAATTTCTTTCGATGAATGAGTGTGCTGTTTAATATGATATATTTTCCCATTATCATAAATCCGAATACCTTGTTTTCCTCCTCTAAATTCTCCTTTACATCCTGATTCAATATATTTCATTTTAATTTATGTGTATTAATCAAATTATTGATTATCTATATTTGAAATTTTATATTTTATAAATCAATTTTATTACATTTTCGGAACAAACATCTCACAATGTTTCTTGATACGATCCTCATACTCTGATATATTATTTTTATATAATTCTAACAATTCAAAATCTCCCACGTGGTCGATTTGTGGGTTTTCTATCAATGTTATTACTTCCTCTAAAATGTCTTTTAATGTTGCCGATCTCGGATCTAAATTTATACATCTTGAACTTATTGTACCATTATTGATATTTATGTGTTTAATATTTGTCTTGAAATTTATACTCAACGGTTTGTATGGAAATAATTCACCAAGATTAATGACCACTTCGAACTTATAGCCATGGTAGGGTGTCTTATTTTTACATTTTACAAAGGCATGAATTTTATTTATTTTACTGTGTCCATCATCATTAAAATCATTTTCTGTTATTATCTCACAATCATCTGAATCCATTTTCGACAGTAATTTAAATTCATGAGTCAGTCTATTTGTTTTAGTCGTGTTATATCCAAAATTTTTATACATGTATATATTTTTTAATATCTTTTTTCATTTATTTATCATTGTTGTGTATTTATGGTATTAAAATCAGTTTTTTTATTATACAAAATATTTCGATAAGTTATTCAAATCTGTTCATAACTGCATCAAATCCTTGGTCGAATAATTTTTGTTTTTCTTCTTCATTGACAACAAAATTTACACTATTAGAACCAGTTACATCGATTCTTACTGTAAATTTTTCATATTCCTTCATAGAATTGCATGTCATCCCTTCTAGTAAACATTGTAATGTGTGATACATATAATCTTCTATATTTTTTATTTCATCAATAGGACTTTTAACATCATTGAGATGTATTCCGATAACATCATCTAAATCGTTACTAAACAATTGCATGGGATAATTATCCATGCAACCACCATCTATATACATTTTTCCTTTGTATGTTACGGGAACGAAATAAATTGGTATAGAGATCGACATTCTTATTGCTGTTATGACTGGCATTTCTGGAACAGTTTTGTGTGAAAAATAATAAACTTTTTTATCATTTACACAAGTTGCTGTTATAATAACTGTTTTGTTTGTTATATTATACATTTCTCCGAATGTTATATCTGGATCAATATTTTTTGCACTAATTAATTTTCTTACTACCATTTCGAATCTTTTTCCATCATCTAAACCATATTGTGTCAATAAATTTGAGAAATCAGCTCCTGTCATTTTTCTAAAATCAACCATTTTAAGAATTTCCATAAGTTCATCTGCTTTGTATCCAATTGACATCAAAACAGATGTACATGCACCAATTGAAGATCCTGCATATGTTTTAATATATTTTATTAAATCCATTTTTTCTAATGCATGAAGTGATCCAAGGAGGGAAAAACCTTTTATACCACCCCCAGACAAAACTAATTTTGTTTTTTTTGCATTTTTATCCAACTTGGATATTTTTTTAGTCAACAGTCCAGATAATTCGGGACAATCGAATATTTCATTCAATTCATTATCGAGATCAGCTTCAGACATTGCCATTATGTTATTGTTATATTTTATTTAATTATATTTATAATATGGTTGGATCATTTTAAGTTCTAAATAATCTCACATATTATATATTATAACCTGATTATAACAATACCTATAAATGGAAAAATTAAATATTCAGAATCTATTCAATTGTCAAACAGGAAATAATAAAACACTTGATGTTAAATCAATAATTGATAAATCCGACAATTCATTTAACATAAAAAAACTTGTTGAATCGAGAGAACAACGTAGAAAAAAATTAGTTGATATATATAGAAGAACATATGTAAATTGCATTAAAAAAATAGATGTTGCAAATTCAATAAATAAAACAGATTTATTGTACACAATTGCTCCATTAATTGCTGATTTACCCGATTATGATCCGAGAGAATGTTTAAAATATATTGATGATCAACTAAAGTGTCTTTATTTTGATACATACATAGTAAATGCAACAACAATATTTATTACTTGGCTATATATTGAAGTAAATATAAACAATATAAACAATATAAGTAATGTAAGTAATTCATATAATTCACATAATTCACATAATTCACATGGTTCAGAAATGTCTACGTGAAGGAGTAAACATGTCAAGTAATAAAATTATTACAATACCGATTATTATTACAATGAATAATTCTTTAGTTACGACTATTTTATTATCCATTGATTGATCATTTTGATTTGTTTGATTTGTTTGATTTGTCTGGCTAAATTGTCTTGTGATATCATGATATTTTTTATTTATTGAATCAGTTTTATAATTATCATAATTATTATAATTTCTATTATTTTTTTTCAATTTTTTATTTCTGTATACATCAGATCTGGGATATTTATGTCCATATTTTGATGTATATTCTGATCCAGAAGATGAATATTCCGATCCAGAAGATGAATATTCTGAATCAGATGGTGAATATTCTGATTCAGACGGCGAATATTCTGATTCAGATTCTGATGATGAATATTCAGAATCGGAACTTTCCTGATTAAAAACGTGTTTCTTATTTTTTTTATTTTTGATTATATTCATAAATATTTTTCTACATTTATAACATTTTTTTATGTGATCTAAATCATTATTTTTTTTACTTTTATTATATTTTTTAATCATATTTTTAATGTTTGAGAAATTACATTTTCCTCTTCCATTTAAACTAATCGAATCATTTGAACTAGAACTATTTAGACTATATGTACTATTCGAGCTAAGCATACTATCCAGAGATTCCATATCTATTTCTCCATTCGATTTACTATCATTATCATTATCATTGTTATTATTGTTATTATTATTATTATAATTATCATTATAATCACCCCATGCATTGAAATATGATTGATTTTTTTTAAATCCATGAGATTCCGCATTTTTTGTAAATAAAGTATTATCCTTTAGATCATTCATTACGGGTCTTTTGGGCAAAGGAATATTTGAATATTTATATACTGTTTCAGATCTCCTTTTATTGGCTATATTTTTAGCCATATTATATAGTTCATCATTGGGATCCATTTCACAATTATTATTTATATTTTCTACTGATCCGTACCCCATTTCTTCATCGAAATTATTGGGGTTCGAATTATCGAAGTAAGAATATGAATTATTCATATTGATATAATTTATTATACATAATTTATTTAGTGATCAAATAATATAAAACTTATATTTGTATAAATATCATGTCTGAGATAATTTTAGAAAATATTATGACAGGGATAATGGAAAAAGAAAATTATATTATAAATAAAAAATTTGATGAATTAAATGATATTAACGGAACCAATAATCAAGAATTATACAAATATCTTAAATATTGGCTATACGCGATTATTATTATTACGATAATATTTCTATGTTTTCATGTTATTTCCCTAAACTATTGGGATCATGTAATTTATCCTATTTATGATGTCAACTGTGGACAAAATAATCAGTACAGTAAATGGATTATAGAAAATACTCCTGCATATCCACCACCACTAATTAATTTTATAGATTGATAAATCCACACATTTGACTAAATAACTTAATAACTTAATAACTAAATAATTAAATATATATAAGGACAGATTAATTGCGTATTAATATAGAAAGTATTTTCTTATTTTGTTTTATATCTGGATAAAATGACATACAATGTTTCCCATTTAGTTGATGATAACACCTTTAAGGATATGGCTAGTAATATTATTAATAATAAAAATCAAGCAGTTGAAACAACTGATATGATGCCAGATTTACTGGCGGATTCGACTAAATTAGTCAGCGAAAAAAATCGTATTTATTTTGAAGCAAATGACACCTCAGAAGAAGAATTGGATCAGGATATGAATGATGTTATTAGAAAGAACGACAATTATGATGACGACAATGATAATCAAAATTTTTATGATGATGAAAATGTTCGATCTGAACATAAAAATAATGAAAAAAATCGAGATAGATATGATGATAGGAGTACACAACCTCCGAAATCAAATAATCAAGATAAAAATCAGCAAAAACAACAAAGTATTCAAAATGATCTCTATAAACAAAAAAACAGAGTTACGTCTGAAAATAATACAAATACTGAACATGAACAGGAACAGGAACCTCATCGAGATGAGAAACAATTATCTCCTGAGGAATTACAATTGGAAAAATTAGATATGGTTCGAAAACTCGGTGAACTTGCTCAAGCTGGCGTCAAATTATCACAAAATTATAATATTAATTCAGATCTAAAAATGATGAAATTCGAATATGAAGTTCATAAAAATATTCGTGCGAAAAGAAATGCTATTAATTGGATGAGCAGTATGTCGCTTAATATGATTTATGGTATAGAAATGTTGAACGAAAAATATAATCCATTTGATTTAAAATTGGGTGGATGGAGTGAACAAATGAATGCTGATATTGATAATTATTATGATGTATTTGGTGAATTGTATGAAAAATATGCAACTCCTGGAAAAGGAATGGCACCAGAATTAAAATTATTACTCATGTTGTCAGGTAGTGCTATTAAATTTAACTTACAAAAACATGTTATTAATACTCTCCCCAATTTGAATGATTCCCTCGACAAAAATCCTGAATTAATGGAAGAATATCGTCAAAAATCTACATTAAATAAAATGACAGAGGATACAAGAAAACAAAATAATTCATTGAATAAAAAAATGGACAAAGAACACGAAGAAGCTGCTATTAGGGCGTCAGATTTACAAATGATTCGTGATAAAGAATTGGAGTATATGGGAATGAAAAAGAAACTTGCTGAACAAGAAGCTCAATTGGACCAACTTAGAAAAGGATTGATTATAGACAAAAATATTTCTACAGGACAACAGAGATATGAACAAGTTCATAAACAAAATCAACCAAATCAACAAATTCAACAAAATCAACAACAATTACATCAACCTGTTATATCATCGGAACTACAAAATATTTTGAATACAAAGAACGGTTATCAACCGAATAAACAAACTGTTCATCAAAATAATCAAAATAATCAAAATAATCAAAATAATCAATATGTTGATCAGAAATCTCAAATTCTTGTACAAAAAGAAATGATAAAAAATAAATTATTAGAAGATCAACTTCTTACTATGAAACGTGAGATGATGGAATTACATAAAAGAAATGATTATACTCAAAAAATGTTAGAATTAAAACATATGGAGATGCAAATTGAAAAAAATAAATATAAATATAAATCTAAAAATAGTAATAATAATGATGATTATGATGATGAAGAATCTGAACAAGAATCCGATGAAACGGCATCATCAAGATCTTCAAAATCGACGAAATCAAGTAAATCGGAAGTTGAAATTAATCCAAAAGTAATGAATATATTCCAAAAAAAACAAAATAGGAAAAATACTGGATTTGTAAACTCTGTTTTGAATAGTCAAAAAATACAATCAATGAACCAAACAAACCAAGCGTTAAGTAATACAAAAACGATGGGGGGACAAGATTTGCAAACATCAGCCCATAGAACGCAAACAAATTCTGCGAGTCACACTGTAGATATTGATACTGAAATGACTATTGGAAGATCAACAAAAAAATCTAAACAAATAGATATGAGTACATTAATGATGTCATCATCAAATGAAAATATTGTTTCATTAGATACTGTTGATAAAGATGATATAACACATATATCATTGGGAAGTAAAAGATCAAACAAATCAAACCAATCAAAAAAAAATAATAAAGTTAAATTGTCAAATTAATTATACTTGTTGAGAACAAACCAGAAGATTCAATTAAAAGGGTTGCAACAAGTTGCATAAAACTTGATATTTCTTGATACTTTTATATTTTTTTAATATATTTCATATAATGAAAATGACTTAAATATTAGAATATATACATACTATAGTGATACACTGTATTAAGAAGCTGAGTATTAATACATAAGTAAATAAAAATCACTCAATGGGA